TCTACAGTGTTTGCAAGGCCCATATCAACAGGAAAACCACTAACAAAGTTGGGAACACTTGCTGATGCTGATGTTGTGTTATTGTCTACTGCAAACAAAGCAGTAGCCGCAAACTCTGATGCTGGCTTGTGTGGCCTGCGGATGGCTACGTAGACGTATGTCTCGCCGCTTCTGTTGCAAGAAAGATTGCTTTCAGATATAAAACCAAATCCGGTACTTCTTGTCGTAATACGCGCACCACCCGCACCACTGGTTTGTTCAGCGTCAGACGAATTGGCTCTTATTAAAGCCGCATCAAACGCAGAGGTATCAACCAAACCGCGCATTACATCAACCACAAACCAATCCGTACTACTGCTACTTGTGTTTTTTATTAATACCCATTGCGCTTCAAAACCTACATCAATTGTTTGAGATCCGCTGTTACCCGTGTAAGTCCCACACTTAATAATGCTCTCGTCTTCGTCTGTGCCAAAGTCTTGGGCGTCGTGGGCGAATATGTAGGCTACGTAGGTTGCGCTTGAAGTGTTTGCAGTAGATGCAGGATAAAACTTGTCTGAATGAAACATCGTGCCGCTTACCGCCTGCAAGCCATCGTTTGATACTGCGGCCCCTGTTGAGTTGAGCTTGAGCATTTGGCTGGAGCCCACTGACCTATGAAAAACGTACCAATCTTGGGAGGAATCCGTGCGCTTAATAACAATCATGCCCGGAGCGTTTTTTAATCCATGATCCACTCCAGCGTGATCGCCGCCTGTACCCGTATACGTTACAATGTCAAAAAAGCCCGGTTGCTTGCGGAATGTCCAGTTGACAAAGTCATTGCCAGAGTCGTTAAAAAAGTTACTACCACTGGCCTGTGTGTGTCCGTTGGAATTGAAGGTCACATTTCCTTGGCTTGCTTCGCCAGCGTATGTGTCATCTGACTCCAGCCTGTATCCGCTGACAGTATCAGTTAATTGATTTGATACGGCTGACGTTCTAGATTTAGTCCAAACCAAACCACCTTCGCCAGACAAGTCAATGCCAGTTACGATGTTTAGGCTACTTCCAGTACCTGCATACAAAAACGTAGAAAACACATCGTCAACGTAAACAGGATCGTCTTTAGCACCAGCGCCTGCGAGTAGTCTTAAGGCTCCGTTACTCATTAACCCATTGCCTGACCGGCAGTAAAGCCGTAGTAAGTAGTGCCGCCGTCTATTGTGAAGAAGACAAAAACGTCTACTCCATTATTAGTAGCGGTTAGTGTTGGTGCTGTAGCCGCCGCCCAATCAACGCTTCCCGGCCAAGTAATTGTCCTTGCGGAACTGTCTTGAATTACCTTTAAAACAAATATAGAGGCTTTGCCGCTTGCCGCAGGATTGCTAAATGTATAAGTGACATTCTCAGTCAGGTCGTGCAGAAACGAATTACCATCACGCAGATTAAGTGTCGCCGCATTTGAGCTAGACGTAATTGTCGTAGACTCGTCAATCGTCCCGTTGTCAAACGTCACCACGCCATTGGCATCCGCCGTTACCGCCTTAGATGCCGCTGTTAATCCAAGCGTAGCAATGTCTAAGTAGTTAATCTCTGCTGTAGTGGCTGTAACACCATCCAAAATATTTAGTTCTGCGGCAGTTGATGTAACCCCATCAAGGATATTTAACTCTGCCGCAGTACTGGTAACGCCGTCTAAAATATTAAGTTCGGCTGTAGTGCTAGTAATACCATCAAGAACATTTAGCTCAGTAGCTGTTGCACTAATAGCTACATCTTCGTTGAGCTTAGGAGATGTAAGTCTTTTATTAGTTAGTGTGTCTGTTGTTGCACGACCTACTAAAGTATCAGTAGCCGCTGGAAGTGTTAAAGTTACATTTCCGCTGTAATCAGCGTGTGCGGCTGACTGAAGCTGAGTGTAGTGTGCGTTACTAGACTCACAATAAAACTTAATGTTAGATACAGACCCAGCATTTTTAAGAACAATTTCACCAGACTGAATATCTACATTACCATCAAGCCTTACAAGACCTGTACCGTTAGGAGTAATAGTTATATTACCGTTTGATACACTAACAATATCTTGACCATTTACGTCAAGACTACCGCCTAGCTGTGGTGTAGTATCTTCAACAACATTTGAAATTTCTGATCCAGACAAAATGCCTGCTGTTAATGTGGCCCTAGTAACTTTCTTTAGCCCACCACCAGAAGTATCTACAGCTAAAAGAACATCATCATTTGCAATTGTAGATATTTCTGAAAGATCTCCTACGGCTGTAGGATTAAAGTTTGTTCCATCAGCAATAAGAAGATGACCAGCAGTATTTGTAGCCATTACGAGATCATCACCACTAATAGTAAGATCGCCTGTAATAGTTAGGTTACCGCTGATTGTATCAATTGCAGACTCAAAATATGTTTCAAAGTCTGTAAGAGCTACCTGTTTCATTGTGCCGTTGTCATTTACAATAACACGATCAGCATCAGCAAGCGTTGTAGCTGTAGCGGCTGTGTCGCCGTCTATTATGTTTAATTCAGTTGCTGTGGCTGTTACACCATCAAGAATATTAAGTTCTGCGGCAGTCGATGTAATAGCAGTTCCGTTAAAATTAATTGCGTCTACATAAGCCGTACCGTCTATATACAGATCTTTAAACTCAAGGGAGGCTGTTCCTAAATCAATATCATCATCTGTTACAGGAACTACTGCACCATCTTGAATACGAATCTGTTCTACTGCACTGCTAGAGACTTCTACAAAAAAACCTATGCGGTTATTTGAACCATCGACTGTAATCTTATTTAAAAAATCTAAATCACCAATGGTGGGAACATTGCCGCCTTCTCCAGCAGTGCCATCATGTCTATGGCCTGTAGAAGATGCAGATGAACTAGAGTATGCAAAAGCATTGAGAAGCTGATTATATTCGTTATTAAACAACGCGGCAGTAATTGTATCGCCATCTGAAAATGTACTTTGTCGTGTATAACTTTGGGCCATTATTATCTCCTACCTGATGGCATATAATCTATATAAAAACCATTTACACCATACGGGCTACTTGTATCGTTTGATCGTAGGCGTATACTGAATGTGTTGCCACTGCCTGTAACTGTTTGTCGGAACATAGGATCAGATCCCGCCCCAAATGAAGCCACGCCAAAAACAGCATCACCAAATGTCCCCGGAAGAGGTATAGTTGATAGTGTTATATCTGAAGGCTGTGGTATGTCTAAATCTTTGTAATCATACCGCAACCTTAAAACTGGCTGTAATGTTCCTTCAGGTGAAAATGATGTGCGAATATATTTTAAAGTTTTACGTGTCCCTATATCTCCACAATCAATGTCAGGTGTTTCATAAGTCGCTAAGATATTAGCTTCACTACCGTCATGTAGAAATGAATCGCCTGTATCGTGGTTATAAACGTATCCATCTTTGTCACCATGAAAAGCAACTTCTACTACATCTTTATTAAAGTCTGATGTGATGCCTAATGCTTGTATCCCTAAAGTTTCTGACCACTCAAACCCCTGACCTGTAAATGTTCCTATAACGCCTTTTGCTACTCCGGGTTCTTGAGAGGTTGTAGAATAAAATAAACGATATTGGGATTTAGATCGAAGCACAGCACTTGTAATAACAAACTGTCCTGCTCGTGATGCTAAAGAACTTATAATATCTTGTATCTGTCGAGATACAGAACTTAACTCAACGTCACCAATACGGGCTGTACCAGCAATAGTGCGGATACCGTCTGGTGCTAAAAAGACTAGATCACCCCCTACTTCTTGAATAGAGTAGTGTGAAAGACACCCTACATTTTCTGTAATTGGATCTATGCGAATATTTGAGCTATCATTTATATTTATAAGTTTTTGAATACTATTTTTAGAAAAAACAATTAGATTTTCACGGAAGCTCTTGACACCCTGTACTTGATCTGTTATGGCTACAGAACCAGAACCACTACCACTAAAGTCATCAATGTCATTATAGACACTATAAAACACAGTGTTTAAATTATCTTCTACTCCAGCGGCAATTAAGTGATGATCGTGAACCGTTACATACTTTACGCCTTTAGTTCCTGTAACAGTAATTTCAGACGCAAAGAAAGTTCTTGAACTAACTGCACCGCCTGTGCCTTCCATTCTAAATAAAAATGGTTTATTGCTTCCATCAGCGATTACTATCTCGCCATAATCAAAGTCAGCACCTTCAAACAAAGCAAATGTGCATTGGCCTTGAGTAGAGCGTGTAAGAACTGAGCGGCCTGTAAATGTTGTGTGGTTGTCGCCACTACCTGAAACACTATCCCTGTTTATTTGTAACCAGCTTGTGCCGTTGTTACTAAAAAATATATCAGTGCCAGAGCAAACAATAACGCCATCACCATATGCCGCCAGACCTAAAATAGGATTAGAGCTATTAGGTTGTGCAGAAGAACCACCACCGTAGGCTGTAAAGCCATTTACACGGCGATAGCCACCATCAGGATCAACCTCAAAGTTTTCTAGTACTTTGGCAAAACCCGGTTGACCTAATACCTCAATAGAGTTTAAGTTTGTGTTAAGCCCACCTCTACATGAAAACCCAAAAGCCTGAGACATTAGACAAGCCTCATGCGATCATCTTTGATGTACTTGGGTGCTGGAAACATTAGAGCATTCTTCATAAGTCGTAAGCCTCTACGATATTCTTCTAAGGCTAGTGCGGCTGGCTGAATATTTTCTTTAAACTGATGCACGTAATATCTAGCTCGTGCAAGTAAAACAGTTTTGTAAATATCAGGGAATACAATTGTATCGCCATGCGCTGATAGTTGTGTAGGCTGATTAAAAGCAAAAAAATGAACTTTGTATACTTTGTCAGGTATAGGACTTAATCCAAAATTACGCCCATCGCTACTACGAAAAACTCTGCGAGGTTCACCACCATTAGC